CACTATAAAATTTACCACCATTTAATCTTAAAATATTTTCTTTTGGAAAATATATTTTAATGTTGTTTTCATCTACCTCAAAAAGTGTTTTGAAGAAATAAATGATGGAATCTACATTTGTCTTTCTTAAATAAAGATTCTTTCGTATATCTTTGATGAATCTTTCAAATGATACATCTGTTACATTATCAAGAACAGTTTCCTCTACGCCCGGTACAAAGGAAAACAAAAATCTTTTATAGTATTCTCTTTTGGTTTTTTCTATATCAATTAGATCTATTAGTGCTTGTGATAAATCATATTGACCGCCGCCCTCAAGATCGCAGTACAACCAGTTATAGTATTTCTGTAAAAAGTCAAAAATACTTATTGGGGTCGTTTCTCCGTTGTTTATTCTTTCTTGCTTTTCATAAACAACCCATAGTGGTATGTACCGACTGATATCAAAATTAGTTCCGCAAAATTGAGAATTTAATGAATAATTTAAATTTGGATTTTGATTTTGATTGGTTTCAGTTGTTTGTGTAGGCCCAATAGACTGGATTTCGTTTCTAGTATTATACCTGATATCCAAATCAAATAATTCATCAGCAATTGCCGTTGAAAGCGTTCGTATTGCGTGATTTATATTCTCAGGATTTGGATTGATTACAATCATGTTATTGCTATTCCCTCTTGATAGATATTCACTATGTTATTCAATGTAGAATTGAAATTTTTGTTTTTAAATGGAATTGTGAGCACATAGGAAGTTTGAGCAATATCATAAATTTCAATTGTGCCTTTAGAAATATTTACTCTTCCAAAATCACCCTCAATTTCATTTCCAGTAGTAGTAAATGCTCGTAATGGAATGAACGAAGTTCTAGATGATGTTTGGTTGACTTTAATTCTCAATGTTCCCGAAAGACCATTCTTGAATACAAAGGTAGAAGTGATATCATAATCATCTATCAAATTTGCTTTAATTTCATTTCCAAATGAATAGGAATACTGACCATTAGATGGACTTTTTGTTTCTCTAAAATATAATTCAACTGAGTCCGAATTTAAACTAACAGAAGATACATTACTATCTGTTTCTGTTTTTATATCTGTAAAATTTAAATTCAAATTAAAAATATTGTTTTCAAGGAAATTATTACTTACATACGTTTTAACTTCTTCTAATTTTCTTTCTCTATCATTTTGACTTGCAAATCTATTATCGTAATTAAAAGTATATTTCATGAACAAATTGAACTGTTTTGGTTCAACATATTCCGGTAGAATGGTTATAACACATCTCTCCTTTAGGAAATCCAAAATATCTTGAATGGAAGTCTGAGAAGTGCCGGGTCTTAGAGAAACAAATACTCTTCCGTATCTAGGAGGATATAGTTCTTCTCCACCAAATACAGAAAATTCATTTATGCTATTTACCTTTTGCGCTTCAATTAAAAGTGCCTTTATGTCATTTTTAGTGACTGCTCTGCCTTGAGCAGAAAACAATTTTGGTGCTAGGTATTTAATCATATCCAAAGATGGTTCATCCAACCCACCTTCCGAAGAATTCACCAAATTGACAACTAAGTTACCGAATTGAAAATTGGGATTAGTTACATTAAATATAAAAATACCATTTGCTTTAGAACCACTTGATGTCAAATATCTTATTTTTATCTTATCTCCTAGTTCTAATGCCAATCCTAATTGATTATTTTTACCAAATTGTATTGCAAATCCATCACTTAATCGTTCCACAAAATATATTTTTTGATCTACATCATAAGGGGATCCTATGTTGGAAGAAAGTTTCCATTCATAGAAAGAAGTTTCTCCGTCTTTTTTAACCTCAACCTTTAGAGTAGACAAATCTACATTTTTGTTTAGTATGTAATATTTTTGTTGAGTAAGATCAACTAGTGTTTCAACATCGAAACCATCATCATCATTGTCTAGATAAACTAATTCTTTTCCTTCATATATTTCTATTTCTGCCGCACCATCGGTATTGACATTATAATCTTCTAATGTATAAAAAGTATAGTTGACGCCATCCGAAGTTATTGCGCTAAATGTCTGGTGTTTACTTATAACGGTAGATGTTACACCCGTCAGTATTAATTTAGACTTTGATGTGGTTGGGCCAGGTACGGTATAACCAAGGGGTTTAACCAATGAAATTATGGAATCCAATCTCTGTGCAGAATCTAGGAACATTTCACTGGAAACCATGTTCATGTAATATGCATAATAGAATGTATTATATGCCAGAAGATTTATCAAAGTTTGCATTGCGGAACCTTCGAATGCATAATCTTTGATTACTGGTTGTTGTTTTAGATAAGAAGTAAGATTCGATTTTATGCTATCGAAATCTAATGCTCCTAATTGGGGTGGTGTATTTGGATATGCCATTAACGAGTCCTCTCAATGCTTAATTTGACGCTATCTATCTTCTCAAAATTTATAATCTTGTATATTATCTCTATATCCACATTAAAATTTGTGCTTTCTATTATGACATCAGTTACGCTAACTCTGGATTCATATAGACCAATTATGTTTGCTATATGTACTTTGTATTGTGCCAACTGGGAATCAATAATATTTTCAAACAATAGATCGTAGATATATCCGGTAAAATTTAAATCAAATGGTCTTTCACCAGATCTAGTCAATATGATATTTTTAACGGATTCTTTGATGCACATTGCATCTTTTTTCAAATTTATATCTTTAGTAAAGAAATTTTTACTTAAAAACATCGGAAGATCTGAAAAATTGTTCTGTATTATTTTCATTTCTTATATTTATATCTTAAATGCCGTTATTGGGCTTATTCCGATGTCTGGGGAAACGGGTAATGTATCTCTGCTCAGAACTAATTCCAAATATTGCACAGTTTCTCTCAGGAACTTGTAGTTCATACCAATGACCATCCACTTTCCGCTTAATACCTTTTCTCTATTTAAATATAGCGTCGGTGTTTGTGGGTTTTCGTGATATATGCGAATTATGTCACCAATCTTAACTTTATCTGTTGCTGCAACTGTTATCGACATCTGTTGACTAGACAGCTGATTCATAAGAGCAATTCGATTTAAAGGAACATGTGCTGGAGTTCCCCAGAAAGTGGCATAAGTTCTTGTATATTTTAGATATTCTGCGAATTTTTTGCCTATTTCTGGACAATTGCAACTGCATGGGTTATTTGGATCTGACCAAATACAACCCAAATACTCTTTGCCTAAATTCTCTTCAATTAAATCACATTCCCTTATTTCATTGTATAGACTATAGAGTTCCAGATATGTGGGTTCTGGTTCTATTGGCATTTGGTCTTGTGCCGGACAATTGCAATATGGATTATCTTCCGAGCAACCAGAAGAATCGGTAATTCCCAAAGGATTTGCACAGGTAAACTTATTGCAGAGATTATTTGTCTTCGCATAAACCATAAATTGTGCAGCAAAATTTTGATCAAAGAGATCATAATTGGGTTCATTTATGGGCGGTGTAATTATTCCATAATCTGTTTCACCGCTCAAATCGTATTTCCATAGATCTTCTGTGACTAAACCGGGTCTATACAGTGCATAATCGGCGGATAACCAATGCAAAACATCATTTGCAAAATACTGCTTCAGTTCAGGATACTTCTCTTCTATAGAAGCATCTGTGTGTGGTAATATATTTTCGGATTCTCCATCCAGTGCTCTGCTCTTAATAAATTTACCATTAAGATCATATTCATTCAATAGTTGTATGGTATCTCCACCATAATTGAGTTCAATCCAGCGAGAATCAAAACGATTGTTATTAGTAATTGATTGTTCGTTTGTATTAGTATTATACCAATAACCATAGTTATTAGTATTATTTGAAACAGAATAATCTAAAAGAGGACCTCTATATGTACCAAGACCAAACCAAGCATCAGAATTATAACCATAAAAACTATTAAAAGAAAATTGATTTAATGTACCACTTGCATATCCAAGACTTGGATTGAATAATTTATTTTTAACAAATAGATTTGTCGGAATATAGAAAGACCACCAAGATCTATGTGGTTTTATTTTTTTATGGGAAGACATCAAATAACCACTACCTAGAGCAGTTTGCTTATATTGAGAGTCTATACCCTTTGATTCAAATCCCGGATTTTTTGAATTTGGTCCACCACGTTCCCAATAATAATATTCAAAAGAATATCCATCTTTGACTTGGGGTATACTTGTTTCTATATCTGTTGTATAATACGGAGTCTCTACATTAAAACCTTGTT